CTAGACTGGTTGAAGAAAGAATTGAAAAGCTATGATCACAGTAGACATTAGTTTAAAAGTATTCTTTAAACCAGAAGACCTACCTAATGTCTATCTGAATGAAGAAGTGTTGAGCGAGGTGATCATTGAAAACCTCACAGCCTCATTGGAAAAAATGGATTCATATGAAGTGGTATTCAAGCATGTGGATGTGGAAGGACTAGAATGAAAATCAACTCTGTAACTATTAGGGAAGCAAGCAATGGCTTTGTTGTTGAGCATCTTGCTGAATCCGAATATGATAAATTCCTGTCTGAGTTTGTTGCTCTGGATGTTGACGAAGCACTGGCAATAACCAGAGATTTATTTGTGCATTACGATGCTGCTGACATGTCGCATTTAGTAGATACACCAGTTGGTAGATAACAAAAAAAGAAATGGTGGTGAGTGGACTGACTCTAGGTTCAGAAGCTTTGTCACCTCTGCATTGAGAGCAGCCTCTAGGCGTTGGCCTCCTAAGTTCAAAGCTTTGAAAGAAGCTTTCGTTGGTAGGAAGACTAACAAGAAGACAGGCAAGCTGGCAATGCATTACAAATGTGCCAAATGTAAGAAGCATTTTGTTGCTGCTGATGTACAGGTAGATCATATACTCCCAGTAGTATCTCCAACAGAAGGCTTTGTTAGTTGGGACTTGTTCATTGATCGTATCTTTTGTGAGATAGAAAATCTACAAGTGTTGTGTAAGCCTTGTCACAAGGTGAAGACAGATGAAGAGAAAGCAGAAAGGAAAAAGAAATGAAAGTAGAAATGATAGAAGAGCATGATGATGGTAGCGCAACCTTTACATTTGAATTGAATTGGGAAGAGCGTAACATCCTACTTAATCTTGGTATAATTACAGCCATCAAGAATGGCATTAATGAAGGAGCTAAATATGTCGGTGACACTAGTCTGGGCAACCCCGAATGCGGAACATCTGATAGCGTACATGGCGAGGGTGAGCAACCCAGAGAATCAGAACAACCCTGAGACAGCTCCTAAGCTATTAAAGTATTTGATGGACAACAAACATTGGAGTCCATTTGAAATGGTCAATGTCTGCATGGAAATTGAAACCACCCGTGACATTGCCCGTCAAATCCTGCGACACAGAAGCTTCAGCTTCCAAGAATTCTCACAGCGGTATGCCATTTCCTCACGCTATGAAACCAGTGAGGCAAGGCTACAGGACAATAAGAATAGACAGAACTCAATCCCCGTAGAAGACCGTGAACTCATCAAGGTATGGGAAGAGCTACAGACAGACGTTTTAATCGCTGCTAAGCGGTCCTATGAGGCTGCATTGGGCATGGGCATAGCCAAGGAAGTGGCTAGGAAAGTGTTGCCTGAAGGATTAACTACCAGTAGAATGTACATGAATGGTACACTGAGAAGCTGGCTGCACTATGTTGACATTCGCTGTGACAAAGCAACACAGAAAGAACATCGTGAAATAGCAGACCAATGTAAAGTAGTACTAACTAACTTAGTCCCATCCTTGTTTTAGTAGAGCAAGCAGTAGCCATCTGAGGTATAACTACCTTTCTTTTCACGGGAGCTTCGGCTCCCTTTTTTCCCACCATAACAGGAGTATTTATATGGCAAAGTTTAAGGTCAACATTGACCTGTCTAGGGATGCATTGTTCGATGAACTAGGCATTCAGAGATTAAGAGAAAGTTACATGAAAGAAGAAGAGGCCAGTCCTCAAGAGAGATTTGCATATGTTTCGGAATCGTTTGCTTCAAATCAAGAACATGCTCAAAGACTGTATGACTACAGCAGCAAGCATTGGCTCAGCTACTCTACACCTATCCTATCGTTTGGTCGCTCTAAACGTGGCCTTCCTATCAGCTGCTTCCTTAACTACATGGATGACAGTGCAGAAGGCTTGGTTGACAACCTATCAGAAACTAACTGGCTATCCATGTATGGTGGTGGTGTCGGTGTGCATGTGGGTATCCGCAATAGTGATGATAAGTCTACTGGTGTTATGCCCCACCTTAAGATCTACGATGCTAGCTCATTGGCCTACCGTCAAGGACGTACAAGACGGGGCAGCTATGCTGCCTATCTAGACATCCACCACCCTGACATCATCCAGTTTTTGGAGATGCGTAAGCCTACTGGTGACCAGAATGTACGCACACTAAACCTACATCATGGCATCAACATCACTGATGAATTTATGACCATCATTGAGAAGTCTATGAAAGACCCAGACTTTGATGACAGCTTTGAATTAAAGAATCCTGCCACTGGTGAAGTAGTGGAGACAGTGTCTGCTAAATATTTGTGGCAGAAAATATTAGACCTGAGGATGCAAACTGGTGAGCCATACTTAGTATTCATTGACACAGCTAACAAGGCTATGCCTAAGTGGTTGAGTGATAAAGGCTTGAAGATTAATGGTAGCAATCTGTGTACAGAAATATTTCTACCTACTAACGAGAAACGAACAGCAGTTTGTTGCTTGTCTTCTCTCAACTTGGAATACTATGATGAGTGGAAGAACGACAAACAATTTATTCTAGATGTTATGGAAATGTTAGACAATGTCTTGCAATACTTCATTGACAAAGCACCATCAACAATTGCCAGAGCTAAGCTTAGTGCAATGATGGAGCGTAGTATTGGTGTGGGTGCTCTAGGCTTCCATGCTTTTTTGCAGAAGAAAGGTGTAGCCATCGATGGTGTGATGGCTAAGAGTTATAACAATGAAATATTTAAACACATACATGCTTCGTGTCTACGGGCTGATGCTGTCTTGGAGCAACAGCGTGGTAGTTGTATCGATGCTGGCCTTGATAATATTAGTAGAAGGTTTAGTCATCACACTGCTATTGCTCCTAATGCCAGTAGCAGTCTTATTATGGGGAATACTAGCCCTTCAGTCGAGCCGTACAGAGCGAATGTTTTTAGGCAGGACACACTTAGTGGAGCATTCGTCTATAAGAATAGGTTCTTGAAGGCACAACTTGCTGCACTGGATATGGACAATGACGATGTGTGGGCATCCATCATTAGCAATGAAGGATCTGTACAGCACTTAGACATTCCTGAACAGTTGAAGGAAGTATTTAAAACTGCTATGGAAATTGATCAGAGGTGGCTCATTGAACTAGCAGCAGACAGACAACAATACATTGACCAAGGCCAGAGCATTAACCTGTTCTTCCCTGCAAATGTATCCATTAAATATTTGCATGCCATCCACTTCCTTGCTTGGAAGAGTGGCTTGAAAAGCTTATACTATCTCCGTTCAGAGAAGGTAAGAAAAGCAGATAAGGTTGGTGCTCAAATCAAGCGTCAGAAGATTGAAGATGAAATTGATTTGAAAACTGTGGCTGATGGTGAAACTTGTTTAGCATGTGAAGGTTGATATGGTAAGAACAAAAGCAGATATTACGCAAGAACGTACAACATTCAAACCATTCAAATATCCTTGGGCATATGATGCTTGGCTTCAGCATGAGCAAAGCCATTGGCTTCATACTGAAGTGCCTATGTCTGAGGATGTTAAAGACTACAGAAAACTCAGTGCTAATGAGCAAGAGTTTCTTACTAAAATCTTACGCTTCTTTGTGCAAGGTGACTTGGACATTGGCAGTGGTTATCATGACCACTACATTCCAGTGTTCAAACAACCTGAAGTAAGAATGATGATGAGTGGCTTTGCAGGTAGGGAAGCTTTGCATGTGGCAGCATATGCTCACCTCATTGAAACCTTGGGCTTGCCTGAATCTACCTACAATGAATTCCTCCAATACAAAGAGATGGTGGAGAAGCACGACTACATCAGCAATCTGAATGCAGCACCAATGGCTGAAAAAATTGCAGCCATCTCTGCCTTTGGTGAGGGCATGCAACTATTCTCTAGCTTTGTGATGTTGCTAAACTTCGCAAGGAATGGTAAGCTTAAAGGGCTGGGCCAAATCATTGCTTGGTCCATCGTTGACGAAACTCAACATGCTGAAGGCATGATTAAGGTCTATCGTGAATACGTTAAACACCATCAGGATGAAACGACTTCGGATCGCATTAAAGAAATTGCTCATCAAATGGTGGGTCTGGAGGATCAGTTTGTGGATCTGGCTTTTTCAATGGTCGAGGTCGAGAAGCTTACGAAAGAAGAAGTGAAGCAATACATCCGCTACATTGCTGATCGTAGACTCATCTCTATGGGAATGAAGGGCATCTACAAGATTAAGAAGAATCCTCTGCCGTGGGTAGATGGTATGCTTGGTGTTAGCCACACCAACTTCTTTGAGCAGCGTGTAACAGACTACAGCAAGGGTGCTACCACTGGTACTTGGGATGATGTATGGGGTAAGGCAGCATGATAGTTGTTAATGTCAGACAAGGCATAGGACTAGACATTGAATATAATGATGACATATGTCACATTGTTAATGATGGTGGAAACACTGATAAGCTGTATGCATATAGTGGTATACTAATCAAGTTGCCTTTCATTAGCATCTACATTGGTGAGTTTGATGAAATTGGATCGCTCACTAATAGCAATAAATCTACAGGGGAATAACATGCAAGTCAAGTCTGAACGATCTGCACCACTGCGTATTCAATTTGAACAAGGCTATAAAGCTTTCAGACACGGATGGATGGTCAATCAATATGACCCACTGTCTGTGGCAGGTAAGGAATGGCAACGGGGATTTGACCGTGGCTACTTCGATAACATTGAAAGACTCAATGGCTACCAAGCGGTTCGATAAAGAACTCCACGACACCTACGACAAGTTTGGAAGAGATGTAGTTAAAAGCTATGTCTCTTCTTTTTGGAATATGGAAGCTAGGGATAATCCCGATAGATATGGGATTGATCTGCATCTGTATAAAGATGATTTGTTGGTGGGGTATGCTGAGGTAGAGGTCAGACTATCGTGGAAAACTATAGAGTTTCCATATGAAGATTTGAATGTACCTGCTAGGAAGAAGAAGCTCTTAACACAAGAGATGCCTACACACTTCTTCTCAATTAACAAAGATGGAACAGCCTTGTTTCATTGCGAAGCTGCTGCTGTATTAGCTGCAGAAATTAAAGAGTCTAGAAACAAATATGTCTACCAAGGAGAACTCTTTTACAAAGTCTCTCTTGATAGACTATCTTATGTTGTATTACCTACGGCTGGCTAAGCCACCCTTATTAAATTTTCTAGTGAGGTTTCGGACATTATCAACAGCATTGATTTGTTTCTTCAAATCATTACCATATTGAAACTTACCTAGTTCATTCTTTAGATCTAGTAACAGCTTAGCTTTTTCTTTTGATCCATTAGCTTTTAAAACTTCTGCTGTATTCTCTAAAAGTTTACCAGTATAAACTCTTCTTCTTTGTCCTGCTAAGTTGCCACTCTCAAAAGTTTTGGGATAGTCTTCTGCCTGAATAACTTCTGATACATCTCTTAAGAAATTGTGGTAACGCTGTCCAGTACCTTCTTTAGTTGAAGTGATAGAGCCATACTCTAATGCATTATTAAAATAGTCTTTAATATTTTTATATGCTTGGTTCGCAGCAATGATGCGATCTTTCTCTGTTGTCTTTGCATTAGTAAAAACATTATTCAATTCAAATAAATTAAGGGCTATCTTTTTGCTCTTATCTACTCTTTCTGTGAAGCCTACGCTTTCTTTTCTTCCTTGAGAAAACATAGGAGTCTTTCCTTCTCCAACTAAAGGAACACCCTCCAAAGCTTTCTTAGCTTCTTCAGCAGCAGACAACACCTCTAGTTGTCTACCTGTAGCTTTTCCTTGTGGTCTAAGTTTATCTGTCTCAGTAATCATGTCCTCTGCTTCTTTGAAGCTACCAGAACGAGAAAGAGAAACAGGTCTAACTACCCTCTCAGATCCATTGATTGATCTGGCAATGGTGTTAAAGTCTTCAATACCATATTGTTTGCTAGACATTGGAACCCTGCTGAATATATAGTCAGCATAAGGTATTTTTGTATAAACAAGTTTAGTTGGGTTAGTCCCACCAAAGGCTTCACTTTCAAAGTTTAAGTTAATATCTCTAGTGAAGGATGTACCACCAACATGTAATTCACTATGTGCATTACCATGAAACTGGGGATCATCAAAGCCAGTCTTCCATCTCAATGATGGACCTTCTTTATATGTAGATCTTCCATGAAATAGTTTAATAGGTGGAACATCTTTATATTCTTCTCTGAGTTTGTTAAGCCTATCCTGATATTGTTTAGCCATGTCAGCAGCTTTTTGTATGTCCTCTGCACTGTTTAAATTGATTTCTCTACCTGTTGTATATCTGAAGTCGCCCTGCACCACAGCCATAACATCTTCTGCATCAGGCAGTTTAGAAATTTCAGGCATAGAAATTAAGGAATCAAAAGCATCTTGTCTATCCATTCTAATCTTAGCAAGCATAGCTTTTCTAGCTTCGGTGCTGCTAACACCATTACCAACTTGTGCATTCAAGTTACCCTCAGGTATTTTTGAAAAGCTCACTCTAGGCTGTACTAATGATTTAGTAGGTGGCGTTACTTTACCGCCAGACTCAATAGGAAAGCCTTCATCATCATACTCAACTTCTTTAATCTCAAACTCAGGATCTTTAGCGGGAGCTGATTTAGGAGAGTCTGGCTCAGTGTTCCACCAATCATCTTCTTTAGGAGTTGGTTTAAATGAAGCTTCCGCTTCAATAACAGCTTTCTCCATATCAGCATCTAGTGGTGCTGGTTTCTGTGCTGCTTGAAGATCCATAGGGACTTCTTCTACAGGTTTAGAGGAAGCAGGACCATACTTATTTTTGATGTATGGCTTCTTAGCCATAGCCGATGCAGCACCTTCTTTAACTACAGGAGCAGCTACTGCCTCTACTGGAGCTTCTTTCACTGCTGTTTTAGCTGCAGCATCCTGCATCTCTTTTAACAAAGACATAGAACTCTTCATTACAGCAGAAGAGCCAATTTCTTTACCTATTTGTTTAGCAGCTAGGCCACCAACTTGATAACCAACAACACCACCCATAGCATAGTTACTACCAAGTAAGCCCACATCTTTAGCTAAGTTAATTGCTTCTCTATAGTCTGTCTCTGGATTAAAAGGTCTACCATATGCTTCTCTAAACTCACTACTAATAACTTTTAGTTTAGAAGCTGTAAGCTTTTTCATTTGATTTTCATACAAAGAAGCTTTGCTTACCCCTTTAACATCACCACCAGCAGCTTTCTTTACTGGTTCCTGCACAGCAATAGCGTCTTTACTTAATGCTTTAGAAATTTCCAAAGCTATGCCATACTTCCTAAAGTCAGTATCGCTTTCAAATGACTTACCGTTTCGTTGTTTGTAAAACTCTAAAGTTATTCTACGAAGTTTAGGAGATAAAGCTTCAAATTGTTTTTGTTCAATTGGAGGTACTTTCTCCATCTTATAAAACTGAGCAATTGATTGATCTATCGCTAATTTCTTTGCCTCACTTTGAAGTTCTGATAAAGCATTCTTTAAGTCAATTGCTTTGCCTTCATCAGTGGCTTTCTTATACAAATCCATATTGATAACAGGACCAATATAGTTATCAATATTGTTAGCTATGAATTTTCTAGCCTCAGCATCCACTGTCTTATCGCCTGTGGTTGAGAAGATGGCATTGAAAGGAATCTTCCTAGCTTCAATCTCTGTTTCAATAGCATTCTTTGGTGGCACTAAAGCCAAGCCAGTCAGTTGTTTTAATGGGCCAGTGTCTCTGAAAGCGGCTTGTGTTCTTGTAGCTGGTTGATATTCAGGCAAGGCTTGCTTTAAGATTGGGATGCCCTTTTGAATGTTCTTACCAACAGCAGTTAGGAATGTTCTTTCTTCATCCGGCTTAGTGACATAGATGTCTCTAGGCAGGGCTTCGTTACTATCGAAGGCACTGATGATGTCACTAACTTGGTTAAGTGGAACAGTAGCTCTACCGAGCCAAGCACCAATTAAATCACCTGCAGATCTAGATACTTTATTCAACGCTGTCTGATCTGTTTCTCCTTCAGGGGCAAACACAGAAGAAGCAACTTCCTTAACTCTTTCAAGTGATTCTGAAGTAGAGCCTACAGACTTAAAGCCAGTGAGAGCCTCAACTAAATCCATTGCCTTAAAGTCTTCTGGGTTTCCATTAGCTATTTTGTAATAGAAGTCAGCCAGAGCAAATGGGACATTCACTGGAAATAAATATTTAAGATCTACATTAGTCCCATCATCGCTCTTCGCTATATTCCAAGGTGTGTCTTGGTTTTCTTTTCTATAGGCATATGCAGCCAATAGAGTAGCCATACCAGTAGCTTGCTGTGCTATTCTCTCTGAGCCTTGCAACAACAATTTAGAACCAGCCTCATCGCCATTCTTTAAAAGCCTGACACCCTCAATAGCTTCTGCTGCACCCTTGCCTGTATACCAAGGGTTGTAATGTTTAGCTGTCCACTGTGTAGCATTCACCAAGAATCTAGCAAAAGGAAACACTGCTGTACTGAGAGGTCTAGCTGCTTCTACACCTTTAACAAAAGCCAAGCCCATTCCTTCAGTAGGTGTCTTACTGAATGTAAACGTAAGAGCATCATCAACACCTTGTCTCAAGATATCGATAGGAATGTTTTTATCCTGTGCAATTAAATCAATTAAATTAAGACCAGTCTTCCTAAGATTGTTATCGATAGAAGCAGAGAAGATAGCTCTTCTTACATAGTTATCCATGATAACAGCAGGTGTATTTAAAATACGAATAGGAGCTATCAAGTCTGAATTCTTCATGTCCTCTGCTGTAGCTAACATCTTGCTCATCAGCATTGGATTGTTCTTAAGGGCTTCTTCTGTAATCTCTCTTGATAGATCGCCCTGTCCTAAATAAAAATACCCATTTACAGTGTCATCAATAATACCGTTAAATCCTTTACCAATGTCTCCAGCCACAGGAGATCCACGCATCTTTCCTGCTATCTTTCTTCCAGTATTAAAGATGAGAGATTCTAAGCCTTCTTCTACTGCGCCATAAGTTAAGTTAGTACCAACACCAAAAGCATTTCGCATGACGGTACTCATGTTGGTAGTCATGGCAGTAATCATGTTCCTGTCAGCTTTATCAATCCAGCCTTTGAAAGTCATCATTGGACCAGCCACTGGATCTTTCTTACCAAACAAAGCATCAACTGCTTTAGCTCCTTCTGGATCTACTTCTTTCATCTTGTTAAGCATTCTGCTAATAACAGACTTGCTTTGCAATGTACGAGCAGCATCACTTGTAGATACTCCGTACATAGAAGAGAACTTCTTCAGAGCATCTTCATCTAAACCAGCAGCTTCAAGTCTTGCCATAAAATTAGGCAAGTCAGTTCCTGCGTCTGCCATAGATTGCTTGATGACATTGTCAGGAAGCTTATCAAAACTATCTAATGTTCTTTGAACAGCTTCAAATGTTTTCTCCCCTGCCTTAGGAGCATATTCTGGTATCTGTTTCCAAATGGAGGCAGCAATAAGATCAGCTTGTTTATCAATTGAATTCTTTACTTGCATCTGTGCAATGCTAGTAGGTGATCCTTGCATATCTAACAAATCACCACCATCATAGATGTTAGTGGTTGTCATAGCTACATTGTCAGCAGCTTCATCACCAGTTAAGTTTTTAGAACCACCAGATACTTCAGTTTGTTTCTTTCTGGCATCTGTCAGGTCTTTAAGTGTTAGCTTATCACCCTTAAGAAACTTTGTTCCCCTTGTAGAGGCAGCAATCAATGGAGCCACTTCTAACAAACCAAAAGGAGCTTGAATGGCTCCCATTGCTAGAGCTTCTGAAACACTAATGCCTCTATCTACTTTAGCTCTTTCTGCTTCTATTTTAGGCAGCAGTTTGTTTTGATCTTCTTCAGACAAAGACGGAAGAATCTTCTCCATCTCTCTAACAGTGGCATCAGCTACAGCTAGTTCTCTTTTCTGTTTAGATACGTTAGTAACTGTGCCGCTGGCTCCTTCAAATAACAAAGGAGAAGCTGCAGCAGTAGCACCAATCTTTGTTGTTAGTGCCTTCTTAATACCTACCTTAGCTGCCTCTTTACCAACTATATTAACAGCTACCTTGCCTACACCTAAGCTAGCATATGTAAGTGGGTTAGACAGCATCAATCCAGCATAGGTTTTTAATGCTGATAAAGGAGCTTGTCCTCTAGGGTCAAAGAAGGAAGCTGTGTTTTCAAGAATGTTATAAGCTTCTCCTGCTTTAACAACATCTTCAGGTTTTGAATTATTAATCCATTCTTGTTCTGCTGTTACACGCAAGGGATTAGGATCTTCAGTGATGCTTCTAATGTGATTAATAACTCTGTCAACATAATCCTTAGATGATTCACCTTTTTGAGGAACACCGTTCTTACCTAAACGAGCACTACCATAAGCTGTTAATTTATTTAACAACTCTGGGTTCTTATGCAAATCATCATATGCATATTTAGCAGCCTCTTCTTCTTTAATTTTAGCTGCCCTTGCCACTAAAGCTGTAGCTTTCTGTGGACGAACAAAGAAGGAGGGCTTAGTTAAATCTTCTGGGGGCTTCTCAGGTGCTGGAGCAGGAGGAACAGCCGCTGGTTGTTGATCTGGAGTAGCCATACCCCTTAGATCAATCTTATTAGTTTGTTGTGTTGTGGGGGGTAGAGGTGGCAACTTCTTTAAAGCTGCCAACATATCCTCTTGAGACATCCCATCTGGAAACTCTACAGAACCATAACCAGTTACATCAACGATCTGTGCCATTACTTATATTCCCATCTTCCTGTAGCTTGATTGTAAGTAAGAGTACCACCTGCTTGTGGAGCTAATGCTGGTGCTGCAGGAGCAGGAGCTGTTGGTCTAGCACCTAAACGAGGGCTACCTGCAGTGGGTGCAGCAGGTGCTGGAGTTCCTGCAGCAGCAGCCTTAGCAGCGTCTACATCTGCGGTAGTTAATACATTACCACCAGCTACAGCTTTTCCATTTCTGAAGTTTACACCAATAGATATTAAAGCGTTCTTATGAAAATCAGACTTAGGAACACCATTAATAGTGAAGTCATTAATAATTTCGTTTTTAGCTTTAGTCATCGCAGCTTTAAACTCTGTGTCACCAATTGCTTTAGGTGTCATAGTAATTGTACCATCCAAGGCAACCGTAGAAATAAACTTACCCGGAATTAGTTCTTCCATTCTAGAAGACACTGATCTATTAGCAATAGTAATCCAATTGCTTTGTGTTGTTTTCTCAGGTGCTGAAGGTGTTGGAAGCTCACGAAGCAATACTTTACGTTGTTGTAAGAGAGCTTCTAAATTCTTAGCTTTGCTTGGGTTCTTTTCAGACATGGCCTTTTGAATTTCTGTAACCATGTCGCTTTGAATCTCAGCTTCAGATTTCTTTTCAACCCTCATCTTCTCATTCAAGATGACAAGCCTACCAATGTTGGCATCAGCTTTAGCAATTGCTTCTTTATCACCAGACTGTTGAGCAGTGATAAACTCAGCCTTAAGCCTCTTCTCCATCTTATCAAAATCTTCTGGCTTAGTTAAAGCAGAAGGATCCACCCTACCCATATTAGAAACAAAGGCAGAGGAGGGCTTATATGTAGACATCAAGTCTTCTAAAGACACACCAAGTTTAGCTGCTGTTTGTTTAGCAACAAGCAAATTCTTTCTAGCTGTTCTCTTCTCAAAGAAGGAAGCATCTTCAGGAGCAGCAAACAACGCCTCAGCATTTACTGCTGCTTCTTTCTGCAAGCGATAAACATCATCAAAGTGTTTATTAATATCAATAGTAGGATCAACTCCTTCAACTTGCCTAATGAAACCTCTGTTTGTTTTCTTAAACCACTCTGGATCATCATCCAATTTCTTAAGAATACTTTCAGCTAGTTTAGGTTTAGTGGCAATATTAATTAGTTGACTATTATCCAAAGGACCATCAGCAAACTCAATACCTCTAAGAGAATTAACAACCTTAGTTGCTGCTGCTCTTTCGGTATCAAGTTCTTTTTTCTTTTCAAGTCTAGTTGTATAAGAAGCTTTTAGTTTCTCTTGAATAGAAGCAGCATTAACTTCATCTTCCTGCTTGGTCTTTTCAGTAAACCCTTCAAGAGCACCTTGTAATAGTGGAATTAAAAAAGACATTACATATTTCCTTTAGACATCAAACCCTTATTAACAGGAACTAAAGATTGAATAGCTTCTTCAGTTTTAGCTTCTGAACTATTAACAATCTTTTCTACAAGAGTTCTGTCTAAAACTTTACCTTTTAATTTATCTTCTTCAGCTATAAAATATTCAATACCGTTTAATTCAGCTAAGGTGATAAACAATTCAACAATGATAGGCATCACTAAGAAGCCAACATCAACAGTGTGAATACCCTTCATCATATTAAACATGATGGCTCCATTAGCCAATGACTGAAGAGGCACACCTAGTTCAATTGCATCAAGACTCTTTTCAATAGCATCTTGATCATCTGTAAGTTTATCAATATAAAAATCAGCTACCTGTTGGATAGTTACCAATTGTGGCGGCTGTTCCCAAGGCACACTGCCCGGCTCTGTTGTCAAAGACATGCCGGGAATTGGAGCTTCTAAAAAATCTTCATCCTTTATCATTTAAAAGCTCCTTCTTTTGTTTACGAATAATCTCAACATACTTAGCCACTTGTTGTTCAGCAGTCATCTTACCTTCTGGAGCAGCTTCCTTCTTTGTTGGACGATCCACAATACCTTTTGATACTGCAGTGGGCTTAGATGCTGACATGTTCTTTTCAACAATGCTATTTATCTTGCTGTAATACTTCTTAAAATTCTGCATAATTATTTCTTCTCCAACTCATTCAATCGTGTAGAAAGCAAATCAACCTTAGTGATGAGTTCATTAACAGCAGCCACTAACAAACCATTAACTGCTGCATAGTCCACCACATCAAAGGTGGAGTTGAATGAAGCTGGCTTAACAGCTTCTGGCAACACCTTCTTAACTTGTCCTGCCAATACACCCATTGTAGTGATTGTACTGTTATAACCAAAAGGTTCAGCCTCTACTTTATAAGTATAAGAATAGCCACCAATTTCTTTAATTTTATCTAAAGCATTGGTGATTGGTCCTTGTATATCCTTCATGCGTTCATCACTCAAGAAAAACATAGCTGCTGCTTTAGCTGCTGTACCTATGAGGTTTCCTTTTGCTTTAGTCTTTTCTGCTGCCACCCCTGCATTCCTTGTGGCATCTGCTTGTATTTCAGAAATTGCAAGCTTGTTAGCTCTATCCAAATCGTTCTGTCCTTGTTGCCAAGCAAAAGAAACACTGTCTCTATAAAGCTGTGTCTGATTATTATATTCTGCCAATGTCATATTCTGTGACAATTGTGCATTTAAGCTGTTTGCTGCATTTGTAGCTGCTGTGTTAGCAGTTGAAATCTCTCTTTGCCACTGAGCATTAGATTGATCAATAACCAATCGTTGAGAAGCATTAAAGGCTTGTCTTTGATTCTGTGCTTCTGCATTAAACTTAGCTACAGAGTTTGTTTGATCAGTGTTAAACTGACTAACTGCTGTAGTTTGTGCTGCATTAAATTGGCTAACTTGTGTAGCCATTGTTGCATTGAATTGCGTAACTTGATTTTCACTAGCAGCGTTAAATTGCTTAGCAGCATTAGTAGCAGCAGTGTCTGATAACAATGCTTGTGTTGTTGTTTGTGCTTTAAACAATACGGTTTGTTGTGCATTGTCTAAGTTCTTCATGTCCATAGCTAAGAAAGCCTGAGCATTAGCAACAGCAGCTTGCTGTCTATTATTTAAATTAGCTGTCTCAAGTGTAGCTGTCTGTGCAAGCTCAGCCATAAAAGCAGCTTGTTTACTATTAAGATTTGCTAAGTCAACAGACTGAGCAAGTCTAGAATTCTCAAGAGCTACTTGCTGTTTAGCATTGAAGTTCATGTTAGCAATGTCAGAAATCTTAGAAGCATTGATAACACGGGACTGGAAGTTTTGGTCAAACTCTTGACCTAAGAAGGCAGCTCTTTGCTGTGCTGTAAGCATAGCTACCTGTTGTCTATTAGACAAATTCTGTGTAGCTACTTGCTGAAATATAGCAGCATCAGCAGAAGCAATTGGTAAAGCTTTTTCTAATGCAGCCTGTACAAGAGCAGCACCAGCCATACTAGAAGCTCCTAAGCCTCTAGCACCCATCTCTGCTGCCACTGCCCTAAGTGCTCCAGCAGCCCAAGGCGGGGGATTTTTAGTATCAAAATCTTTAGTTAGTTTAGTAAGCTGTCCCTGTACAGTCATCTCTTCAGTGACAGTTCCTTCTGCGGCTTTAGCTTGGGCAAGTTCCTTATCCACCTTAGCCATGTCTACAGCAGAGCCAGATACCTTCTCACCTTCTTCAAGTTTTCTATCTTCAGGAGCTTTAACAGTTTGTGCTTCTGCAATTTGTGCAGCTCTATCAGCAGCACCTGTGAGTGCTGTAGGACCAGCCTGTGCTGCTGTAACTTGTGCTTCTTTTGATACTTCACCCTTAGCTGCAGTGACACCCGCCAATGCTTCTCCAATTGCAGGGGCAGCTTTAGAAGCTTCGTATGTAGCAGCTGGTCCAGTTTGAGTGGCTGTAGCTTGTCCTGCTGTAGCAGTAGCAGCACCTGTTACCTGTGTTGCTGTCTCACCAGCCCTGCTTTCTGTGCTTATTTTTTGAGCATCAGTAGGAGTGATTTGTGCAGCAGTTACTTGAGAAGCTTCTCCGGCAACAGGAGCACCTGATGTAGCTGACGATGCGGTAGGTGCTGAACCTCCAGTGGTTGGTGCTGTAGGTGTAGCTGGTGTTGCTGGCTGTACTGCTGCATTTCCTGCAGCACCTTTAGGTACTTTGATGTAGGCAGGTGTGTCGTCAACATTAAAACCATTCTGCATCCATTCATAGCCTTCTCCCGGAGACGTTGTTGGTTCAACCCACGGATTCGCAGCGGGGGCGGCAGCAGGTGTTGTAGGTGGGTTCAAAGTAGGTAAGTCATCATCTGTTAGTGTTTTATCACCAGAAGGAGGCAGACCAACTCCCATAACGCCATCTCCACCATCCATTTGATATTTAGCAACAAGATCACCACCAACACGATAGTTACGTTTAGTTTTTACAAGCCCACCCTTAGCCATACGCTCAGCATACTTACCAGTGATGGCAGAATACTTAGCCTCTAACGCAGGAGAGGAAGCAATGAACTCATCAAAGCCTTGCATAGGACCATCATAGCCTAGTTTTCTAGCTACTATTTCCTTTTGTTGTGCTGTAAAATCTTTCATACTTTTCTTGGGTTCTCTATTGCTTCAGTCAAACAAGTTAGCATATCTCTGTTATCCCGTAAGAGTGCTAACACTCCTACAGCTAAACAATACACCTGTCTTTCTGACATGTTTAATTGGAAGCAGTCGTCTATAGCGTGTATACATTCATGTAACAATGTATCCATCTCCGCTAAGGGGTGCTGACCAGACTTAATTTTAATTGAATATTCTTCGTAACTAAACTCACCTAATTGATTAGGAAGTTCGTCCACAACCTTTACAGGTACTTCTCTGCCTACAATACTAAGAGAAGTTGGTAACATCATTATAACTCTTTATTCATTGTCATACCACAAATATCAAACTTAGTCAATCATCTAGATAACACATCCACCGCATGGTTGATATGTTTAATACGATCTTCTAGTCCAATTGTTCCACCATTAATCTTCTTAGTCATCATAACAAAATCTTTGCTATTTGCAAACCTATTTAAGCCGTGTGTCTGCCAAAACCAACCAGCAGTTTGAGCAGCGTATCTAGGGGTACGGACAAGCTCTGGCTGCATAACAAAATCTACGCCCAAGGCTTGACCTGCATGATAGAAGTTGCTATGCCCAGTTAGCTGGAGAAATCCGGAGCCACGGAACCTGAACCCATCCCCAGAAGCTTCATCCCTGTTGCCCATACGGTTGCCGTAAATGCGATTGGCAATACGCTGTGGCTGCTTCTCATAGGCAGCAGCTTCCTCTGGTGTAAATCCCCACTGACGCTTAGGTGTCTTAGGGAATAGCTTAAGCAACGTAGCTGCCCTGTAGTTTAAATTCTCTTCCATGATGCGGAAGTTGCCACACTCATGACCACATTGCCCTATCCAGCTAGCTTGTTGAATAGGAGAACTAATACCAAAGCGTTCAAATGTCTCATTAAAACTATCAGCTAATGATGGGTCAATATGAAGTTGTTTTAAATGTTCAGCGGTTACCATTGATTAAATTCCTTACTTCGTCATAGGCTGCGATGCATTGGTTGAGCTTGTTGATGGCTTTGTCTCCTTCGGCAACGATGTCGATAAGAGCATTAATAGTCTGTCGCTCAAGTTCGGCTGCATCGGTGTTGCTATTTCCTGCGGGAGTGGGGGAACTTGTGGCGGTTTGTACACAACTGGAGGTGGGGAGGCGCAGCTCACCAACCCTAACAAGCTCACGCATAGCAGACTGTTTCTTAGATACTTCATTGTTTGCCTTTCTCAATGCTGCTTCTTTATCACTAAGCTTAGCAGCCATCTCTTGTTCTTTAACCCTAGACTCTTCGTTCTTCTTAGCTATCTCTATCTGCATCTCTTGGTCACGATCTTCCCAACCAAAGTGATAGCCACCTCTGTATGTTCCAAACAGTGCAACCATTGCACCCACTAATATCCAAGGAAGAGGAATGCCAAACATTAGTTAGCTTCTTTCCTAGCTACAGCTATCTCTTCTCTATCCTCATCAGGTTCCATGTGCTCTGGAGGAGTTGTTGGAGGAGGACCGGGAGTCCAGCTCTCATCAAGCTCTGGATTCTTCCATACTGGCATAGCACCAAAGGGCTGAGAAGGTAGGCCATAAGCAGACTGAGCAGGAGCATATGTATTACTTACATAAGGCTGCTGCATTGGAGGAGCTGTAGGGGCTGTAGGCGTTGTAGGCTTGAAAGCGTTAGTTGCTGTATTAACAGCTCTCTTACCTACAATACCACCAATACCACCAACAATCAATAGCACAATGTCATTGAGCATCTTTGTATATGCCTGATCAATTGGAGCCATGCTCTTGATAGGCTGTGTTACAAAGGTAACAGAATATAACAAGGCAAACACAATACCAAAGAGGATGATGGTGATAGCCACCACCACAAATCCCCATATCCTAACCTCAAGCTCTTCAGGGGTTAGTCTTGGTTTGGGCTGGCTTGGTGTCATCATTTTTGTTAGCTGTTCTATCAATTTGTTTCTCCAAGATGGGTGCTACTAAATACTCAGGGCATGTCTGTGTGAATTGACATTTAGGTTTCTGACATTGCTCAGCATGAAAGTTTTCAGGGTTTTGACAGAAGTACCTGTAGCGGTCTTCACATCCAACAAGCAGCAATAACAATAATAAATATTTCATACCATTACATCCACAGAGTTTGCTCTAGCCCACTGATTTCTCACTTGCTGCACTTTGTATGTTTGTTCTTTTTGATGATTCAATCTCTGAAGTTCCTGTAGGTTCTTCTGATGAATGACCTGCTGAGCTTCTCTTAACATGTTTGCATTGGCCTGATAAGTAGTGATTTTCATAACCCAACCTTTCCCAATAGAAGAGCAACAATCCTGTTTGATAAATCATCAGGTAAAAACTTTAAGAAGCCTAGAAACCACCAAGCTGCACAGCCATAGCAGAATACTTTACAGAACAAATTAAATTGTTTTTGATATTCATTCATCGCCCACCACAACGTCTAGTGGTTTCACAGAATTCCATCAACTCATAAATTCCAATTCCAACCAAAAACAAAAGAAAGGAAATAGCAGTAATAGCAATCACTATCTCTTTTTCTTCTTGTTCTTTAGCTTTGGCCCTCTTTTCCTCGGCTCTCAACGCTGCCATCTCTTTGGCATCATCTCTATCCATCTCTGCTTGTCTAGCCTTGATCTTGTTCCAAACATCTATCTTTCCTGTTTGCATGAACAACATCTTTAGTTCTTCTTCAAAGGCTCTGGCTTGCTCTAGAGCCATCTCAATCTGAAGGGCTGTTCCCATGTTGGAACCCTTCTTATCTCTCTTAGCCTGAAGCATAGCCTTGGTAGCTACAGACTTGGCATCGAACATCTTGCCAATCATTGGGGCAAGAGAGCCTAAATCATTGGCAACCTTTGCTGCTTTCTTAACTAAAGATATTGCTGACTGTATGCCAGCTAGAGCCGTTACTGGATCAATCATCGCTCAACCTTCTTCCATTCAATGCATACAACTTTTCTGTTATACACATCTCCAGTCCATGTCCATCGGACACACCTATACTTCTCCTCCTTGGACGAAACAGGGAAAGATGTTACTAATAAAAATATTAATGATGCAACTTGTTTTCTATGGCTAGCCATATAGCACCACAGAATGCACCAATAACTAAGATGGGTTTCACTGCTCTAGCAAGCCATTCAAGCACAACAAAAGCACCAGCGGCTGCATTGAATGCAGTCACCACAGCTTCTGTGCTCTTGTCTAGCTTGTCTACCTTAGCTTCGACAGCACACAGACGCTCATATATTTGGGCGTGTGTTACGTCTTCCATGTTAAGCCGCCCAAGGCAAACCAGTAGCTTTAACGGGTGCTTTAAGCAAAGCAATCTGTGCCGCCAAAGAAGCCTCTGTAGCTTCCTTATCGATGCTTTCCCACACCCAATTAAGGACTGTGGCTTCTGTGAGGCTTGCGTAGGCAATAGCGGGAGTGCCTTCAGCCCATGAGACTGTTGCGTAGGCAGAGGCGGTATGCTCTCCATCTACTGCTGTAGCTGTCCAATGTGCTGTTGTTACAAAACCATCAGATGTGTTGCTATCGAGGTTTGTGATTTTCCATGTGGTAGTCATTTTAGTTTCCTTTAAAGATTAGCGGCATCCAAACGTGCCTTGAGTGATTCAATAATTGCTTGTTGTTCTTTGATTGCGGCAACGAGTAATGGAATTACATCTGTGTATGAAACGCCAAGTTTTTCAGGGTCAGTTGCATCAACAGCTTGAGGTAATACTGCTTGAACATCTTGAGCAATTAAAAATGCTCTGCTTGTCCCTTCTACATCTTTTTTGTACCTACCAGTAACTGCACGAAGCGTAGAAACTTTTTCAACCGCATTTTCAATTGGCATCAAATCAGTTTTTAATCTTTCATCAGAATTGGATGTCCAAGATGTCGCATTAGCAGATAGATAAACGCCTGTAGATGCATTATTATTAAAAATATATATACGAGAATCAACGTCATTAAAAAACATTGCTCCTTTTTCTGACGTGTCTTTTTGAAAACTAACAGAAGACCCAGAACCACCCGTTGCATAACTGATTACGCAATATTTATATCCAGCAGTAATAGCAGTTCCACCTAACAATAAAGAGCCAGCAGTATAAGTATTGGAACCATTACCTCCTGCACTTGTAGTCTTTACCAGCAAGTTACCGCTTGAGTCTATACGGGCACGTTCTGAGCCGTTGGTGTTAAAAAGCAATGGATAGCCATTGTTTGTGCCAAGGCTCATGTTAGTAGAACTGATATTAATAGCACCTATAGCAGTTTTAGAACTATCGGTAATAATAATGTTTCTACCAAGGCTATCGCTGATAAGACCTAAAGTGCCACCACCTCCTCCAGCAATGCCATTAACAACTAAACGCTGGACGCCAGTATCAACACCTGTATTAGAAGTAGTGCCAACCAACAAATTCCCACTAGCATCCAGAGTCATTGCCTGAGTCCAAGACACAGTAGCACCTGCTCCAGATGTATTGTTGCCAGCGTAGTACCAAACGTGCTTTCCAGTTGTTTGTTCGTAGCGAGTTGCAAAACCATTGGCAATGTATTTTTCGCCAGCGTTGTAATACCAGTTGTTTGACAGGTAAGTGGTTGCGTTGTAAGCAGACAAACCCGCACCAGACTGCAATTGCAAAGCGCCCGCAGAACCATTAGGCCAAGACCAAGCACTAGGAGTAACTCCCAAGCCTAGATTGCCTGAAGCGTCAAGGCGCATACGCTCCGTTGCATTTGTTCTAAAAGCAAAAGCAACATTATTTGCAGGGCCAATAAGTGCAATACCTGTACCAGTTGGTTCAAGATTTATTTGTGCATTTGTATTTCCTGATGAAGCAGCAACATTTAATTGTGAAACAGTATTGCTTACAATGTGCAAAGGATTTGTTGGCGAACTTGTACCAATACCCAGACCTGTGCTGGTTAGGCGCATTTGTTCTGTGTTGTTTATGTAGTAAACTATTGGCGCTGTTGTGTCAGTGCCCAAATAACCACCAGTTGAATCTTGCCCCAAATAAAATGAACCGCCTGTATTTTTTAATGTAAATGTTGTCGCACCCGTGTTAAGAGTGTTTTCAACTTTAGCCCCAACACCGCCAGCACTCATTACATGTAGTTTTGCGCCTGATGCGGTTCCTCCAACACCTAAGTTAGTACCATCAAAAGTAAGCGCAGAACCGCTTGTAACAACCTTAGAGCCGTTCAAATAAGGAACACCATTAGCAGTGCCAGCTGATAACACTGGGTTGGCTGTAAGCGTAGCCACACCAGTGACAGCCAATGTGCCACCAACACTGCCATTACCTGCTAAGAACAAGTCTTTAAATTTTAGAGCACTACTACCAATGTCTACAGTGTTTGTAGTTTTAGGAGCCAACAAAGTAGCAGAGATAGTGACATCTTGATTAGGACCAAGCGAAGTTATGGGAGCACCTTCACCAGTAGTTCCATCATGCTTGTGTCCTGTGGATGCTTGAAATGCGTCTTTAACCCCATCAAACTCAGCATCTAAGTCAGCAGCATTAATCACATTGCCATCGGCAATGTTGTTGGTGGTGTCTTTACGAACATATCCCGTCATAACTATTCCTTATCTTCTATCATGTGTAGCATACTCTAGCGTTGCAGCGTCCAGAGAAAATGGAGGGTCTTGGCTATCCGAAACAAACTGTAATGATACAGAGAATCCAGAGCCTACCACCTGTGTTTGAAACTGCTTCTTCAACTTATCGCCATAAACGGTGGTTCCATATCTAGCACCACTGTTACCATAAAAACCTACACTACCTGCACTATTTGATAGTGTAATTGTTGGTGGTTGAACAGATCCTTGATCATCAAAATCAAGCTTCAAATTCACTGATGTTGTAACAGATCCTTGTGGATCTGTATAGAGGTAAAGCTTATAAAAAGTCTTCCTAAGCCTAAAATCATTAATAGGTACATAAGGGGTGGCAAAGGAAGCAATGATGTTTGTACCATCAAAACTACTTCCTTCTTCCATCTTATAAACATATCCATCATTATTAGCAAAAACAATGGTTTCTGTTTGATCTTGATAATCTCCATCAGCAACGAAGCATTTAAATCCAACAAGCTCAGCCCATGCTACACCACCAGAAGATTCACCAGTCATTTGAGTACCAAGTACTCCCTTAGAATTTGAAGCAGTAATATTACTATTATAACCAAATATTCTATATTGTGACTTCTGTTTAATAACACAACTAGCAAAAGTTGAATTGCCATTAATTAAAGAAGTCATCTCAGCTTGGATAGGCTTAGATACCACACCTAAGCTAAAGTCTCCAATACGGTCTGTAGCTCCTAAGAGTCTTAGTCCTTCCGGCCCTAAGAACATAACATCACCACCAACTTCTTGTATGGTGTCAGCAGCCACACACCCAACATTTTTAGTGATGGGCTGTAAAGCGAAGTCTTGTATGGTTGTACCAGTAAGCTGACTAATAGTTTTCTCTGTAAATACTATTAATGTTTCCCTAAATACAACAATACCTGTAATGACTCCACCAACATTAATAATACCAGAACCAGTAGCAGCATTAAAATCATCGTCAGTATATGGTGCAGTGAATATAATGTTTTCATTCTTAGCAAAGAATAATTGATTCTTATGGCTAAGAACAAACTGAGCACCTAAAATATCTGTTGTCTTATCTGACAACACTTTAAATGTAGACCCATCATAAATGAATGGATAGTTTGTACCATCAACACCTACAATCTTTTCAGTGCTATTAAGTCTATATTTACTAAAGCGTGTTTTATAGTTACTAAATCTGTCAGCAGATAACCAAGTGATGGCAGCATTATCAGCAGGACTAGAAGCTAATGCTGGGTTGATGGATACAGTGGCAGATGTAGAAGTCACTGTAGGTACAGCCAATACTGTATATACTTTTTCAATACCAGCAACACTGAAGGTATCACCAATTTGGGGAGCTTTAATCAGCCCATCCATAGTAAGACTAGTGCCTGTCTGACTACCGCCATTGACAAGCACTGTGCCGTAATGAGGCTTACTTATCTTGGTAAACCCTGTACCAGTGGTTCTATAAATGTCAGCATTTCTAGAAGCAATAACAAAGCTGTTCCATGCTGCTATCCCCTTAATAACACCGTCATGAGAGGTGAAGGTTATAGCTGCTTTATCTGCGGGGCTTGAAGCTAATGAAGCTGTTAAAGTAACTGTAGCAATCTTGTATGTGGAGTTGTATGACACACCAGCATTAGCAATGGTATATGTCCCTGTCACACCTGCAATAGTAAATGTACTACCAACAGCAGGAGCAAAAAGTATGTTAGAGATGACTAAGGTAGTGCCAGTTTGTCCACTACCCTGCACTTTAGGTTCACCATAGGCAGGAACAAAAGCATTATCGTATTTGTCATAGCCTTCAATACGCATATAGCCACCATCAACAGAAGGCTCAAAATTCTTCATGAGTCTTCCGCTGCCCGGTGCTTGTGTACCTTGCTGAAGAGGTGATAGATTTGAAATCAATCCACCACGAAATTCAAAGGGATATGTCTGCCATCCATCAGCCATTATTTAACCCTATCACCGAAGCCACCAAAAGCAGAAGATTGTGTAATGACAGTAGATTGCATATATACATATCTATTGATAAGAAGAATCCTCATCTTCTTAATACCCTCATCAAACTTATTCTTAGCTATAGTAGCTGCTTGTTCATTGCTTCTAAACATATAGGCATGATACATAGCACCATCAAGAATAACTTGTTTAAATCTCTCAGGAATAGATGGAACATCTGTAGCATTAAGAAGATCTACAGGAATTCTGTAGTATTCATAAACAATTGGATATGCTTGATCAGGAGCAGGAACAACACCCCATTCTAAACTAGGAGCATGGAATACATATGAAGGTACTTCACGCTTACTAGAATCAGTAGAATATTCTTGGTCTACATATCTCTGAAGAAAGTCGTCATAAGTGATGACACCAAGCCTAACAGTGTCGTTAGCTAAGGTAGCATTTTCCTTGATGCGGAAAGTATCAAAGTCAATGGTGCTGGCATCAGCTGGGAAAGCATATCTAGTTGTACCTGCTGTCAGCGTTTCCTCAGCAAGCACATGATTGAAAGGCCACTCATAGTGAGTGTGGTTGATATCTCTAATAGAAGCATTTACAGCATCTTTGATGTGAGCGTAGAAACCAGTGGCAGTAAGGAAGTTTGCGGAAGTAAGCTCAACTTCGTTAAGCCTTCTATTAACTTCATTGGTAAGTCCAAGATAATCGTATGCCATTCTTATTGTTCCTTAATACGCAAACGAGAAACTCGCTCAGCGATATTTCCACTATTATCTGTAATTCTACAATAGAATTTGTACTCTTTATTATTAGTACCTAAACCAAGATTGATTGTAGTGACAGCACCAGAAATAGTTTGTGCTACGTTCTGAATGCCATTAACAGTGTTCCCTGCAGTAATGGCTGTCTTTGTGCCAGTACTGTCATCAACAAACCAAGAACAGCTACTAATAGTTGCTGTTTCTAAAAACCTAGACCAGTCTACACTGTAGTCTAAAAGCTCATCAGGATCTTTGTTAGGCCATCGAAAAGACATTATTAAACTCCTACTCCACTAAAGCACTTCTATTAGTAGAAGCATCTGTATATACTTGTCTAGGCTATCAAGCCACATAAGATGTTCTATCATAATCTGTAGGATTTTTATCAACATACACCCTACGAGATTGCGCTAACACCATCACTGTTCTTTCTTTAGCTGTACTCTGTCTTTCAACATATATAGTTCTTCTTCTGTCGTAAAGATGCGCTACAGCAGGATAGTCAAATATTGTAGTTGTTACAGCAACTGTACCTACAGCTCCTGTAGCAGACACACCATCAAAGGTTGGTCTAGCATTATTAGCTACTACAACATCACCAAGAGCTGCTGTAGCTTCTACACCAGATATTGCTACTAAGGCATTAGCCAGTGCAGCAACAATACCTAAACTACTTATTCCTTCAACACCAACTAACCCAGTGTTTGCTTTCGCCACTACAACAACACTACCTAGTGATGTCGTTGCTTCAATTCCAGTTACAGGGATTCTGTTGATAGATCTAACATCTACAATGCCTATAGCTGTTGTAGCTGATACACCTGATATTGTTATATTTGCCTTAGCAATAACAACAACACTACCAACACTACCCTGTGCAGATACACCAACTAAGCTGGTAACTGCTTTAGCAACAGCAGTAACACTGCCTATGCTTCCTGTAGCACTAACGCTACCAATTTCAAACCTACAGCCTAAACTAAACGATACGCCATCATTGACAAAGCCAGTTGCAGATACACCAACTAAACTAGTAACTGCTACACCAACTACACCTACACTACCTGTCGCACCTACAGCAACTAAGCTAACAACTACATGGTTAGCATCACCGCTAATAACAACACCACTATCGGATGTTGCTGTGCCTTGCACCCCATCAGGAACATATGTAACATTGCTTAAGCCATAACGGGATGTCCCGTATACGCCAATGCCATATATTGCACCCGACCGGGTTGTCGTAGCCATAACCTACGACTCCTTATGCAATACGAACAATAGCGTTGCTTGCGTCTGCTGTTGGGAATTGAATTACAAAGTCACCGTTGGTAGATGTTTTATCACCACCAAAAGAGATGACAGCTACAGCATTAGTTGTAGCTGAGCCACCGTCAGTGGTTGTGTTATAAATCAAAGCACCAGCAGCAGTGATGGTTGCACTAGCCCAAGTAGCATCAGCAAAGTCAATGAATGCTGTAGTGCCACTGCTAGTGGGATCAATGTTTGTCAAGGCAATACCGCCAGCAGTGTAACCAGTGCCTACAACTTCGTTAGAGCTTGTGTAGTTTGTGGTTGAAGCACCAAGGTTGGCAGAAGATGTGTACAAAGCAATCTTAAATGTATGACCGCTTGTAGCATTAAAGTCATGTTTACGCTCAAGCAGTTCTTTTTTAAAGCTTGTGCAAAGGGCAGAAGTAATAGCCATTAGAGAATCCTCTTAGTTTTAAAAACGCTCTCTAATAGAGCATACAGAAATGGGAGAGGCGCTGAAGCCTCCCCCTCCTATCAACTAGCTATTAGGCCAGTTGCTCACGATCCACAGCAGCTGCGGGTCGAGTGCCTTGGGTGACATCCACCACCAAAGCCCACACACGACCAGCGATGATGCCGGGAGAACCAGTGATAGAAGTTAATACATCAATGGTATCAGCGGCAGCAGCCAAACCAGCAGTAGTGCCAGCCTTGATTGTGTTTGCAGCAGTGTTGTCAAAGCTAGTAGCAGCCATGAAAGTAGTAGTACCATCTGTCACTGCGACAGTGTAGGTAGTAACATCAGGGACCACAGTATAGTTTTGAAAACCAGCAGCAAGCACCAAAGCACCAGCAGGGACAGAAATGCCCACAGTAGTGCCAGAGGTAGCAGCCAAAGAGACATCCTTCTCAAGCAATACGGGAACGGGACGAATAGATTGAACGATAGACATAATTGTTCTCCTTAAGCAGCGTTGTATTTAGCAGTGACGATGCCTTCAGGACGCAAGATTTTGCGACCATAAAGATGCATACCACGCACGATGTCAGCGAAGCTGTCTGGATCACGATATGTCTCGGTCTTAGTGATTTGCTGAGCAGTTGCAACAGCAGAGTCATGACCACCAACAATCACACCATAGTTGGAGTTCTGGTTAGCCGTACCTGTAGTGCCGGGACCAGTACCAATCTTTGGCAGGTTGTTAGAAACATAGATGCGGAAGCCATGCAAGTTGTTAATGACCAAGCCGTTCTGCAAACCAGAACCACCAAAATCACCGTTCAACAAACGGCTGTCTTCATCCTTCAACAGTTCAATGAACACGGGATCGACAACCAACCAACGACCAGCGGAATCAACAAACTGTTGATCCAACAAGCGGCCCATGCGAGACACAACCATCAATGGAGATGCCACATCTGTAGGCAGTGCAGTTGCACCGGGCAGACGGGGAGCCAGAGGAATGGAATGCTCACCAGCAGAAGCTGTAGTGATGTTACCGAAGCTACCTTTTTTCAGCTTCATAGAAGCCAACAACTCATCAGCACCAGCGGCAGTAACTGCCTTAGTACCAGAAGCTGTTGTACGAGCTGTATCAGGATTCACATGCTTTGCAGACTGTGAAAAACCAGACAAGTAACCCAACACATCTTGGTCATACTGATCACGCAAACGATACGCTGCACGATCAGAAGCCATCTGCATGAAGTTCACATGTGAGTGAGCAGCTTCGATGTCATCAATCTTGAAAGCGTAGTAGTTAGCTTGGTCAACAACCAAGGTGAAGTCTTCGTCATTCAGATCTTGAGCAGTGATCTGTGTACCACGAGCATAGCTCTGGACAGACACTTCAGGTTCTTTAATGATTTTGACACTGTCGCCCATGTTTGCGATTTCACCAAAGTAATCGTTGTTGGTGATGTCTTCAACAGTAGACGCTTTTCTAAAGGCAAGTTGTACTTGCTTACTATAGATAACGGGACTAAAATTCCCATTTGGCAGGTTACCGTAACCTGCTGCACTTGGAAAGGCCATTTTAATATCCTCCTAGATATGTGTTAGGCATATAAAAATACGCTCACAAAGATCTACAGGGCCATCTAACATCAGGTGCACATTTATTAGAACTCTAGAATATCTAATAAGTATGGGCTAACTAGACTGGGTGATCTGCTCACTTACAGTTTTGCGCTACTTGTTTACAGAAATCAAAGAAATGCTTTTCATCAAATCTTTGCTTAATGTAATTAACAATCGTACAGACATACTGTACATTATCCTCTGTATATCCCTTTGAACTGTCTATACGGTCCAGTGAGATAGTGTGCGAGTAGTTGTCCTCATATGTGAGGGGTACTCCAGAGTATGCACATTTACTTTGTTGCCTCTCCCACAAAAGTAAAAGAAACTCCAAACTTAAATTCCATTCAATGTTTTTCTTTTTGGCTCTTACGATACCAGTCTGAATTACATATCGAAGCCTATGCTCAATAGACTTGTTGTACCACATACCATTTACTACACGATACTCTTTATTTCTATTTGTAATATGAGTTTTATTTTCAGAGTAGTATTCTTTTTTCTGCTCTTTTTCACACAGTTTACAGGTATGTTTATATCCACCTTTGCTTTGTTTATGTTTAACAAAGTCAACTAATTCCTTAACTTCACCGCACTTGCGGCATGTCTTAACTTCACCCATAACAATCCCCAATCAGATAAAGAGCTAGACTATGGATTGGCACAGTCAGGGGAGCTACCCTTTTCGCTCTGTTAAAGTTATACCAGTTGTTTCAGGTTTGTCAATACTTAACGAGCACTTCCGCTAATATCGTATACAAACTTACCTGATTGTAATGCTTTAGCAATAGCTTCTTGGTTCTTTTCATATTCAAAGGTAGACATTTTATTTACCTGTGACTCATAAAAGACACCATCTTTGCTTTCGCCTGTAGGCGCAGAACGACTACCACGGGTGTTAACACTTTCTGCTGCACCCTTATCTGAGGTAGGCTTCTTCGTCTTAATATTCTTATCAGCCTTGTAAAGATCAATGGCACGAGCAGCAGCTTTTGCATCACTGTCATTATCATACAAAGCATCTTGCACCCACTTAGGTTGTTCTTCAACCCAGTTGTGGAAATCATCATCATCACGGATGGAGTCAAAGTCAGGGTGCAGACGCATCAATTCAGCTTCTGCTTTCTCCTTAGCTGTCTGATGCTCACGCTCATCAAGCTGTTTGAATCGTTCATCCAATGCTTGGGTTTGTTCCTTAGCCTTTTTAATTGCAATTGTTTCAACAATCTTTGCAACATCAGGGTAGGTTTTTGCCCATTCATTCAACTCTTCCTCACTCTTAGGAAGCTTAATTTGCTTCTCTGTGCTTTGCTGTAGTTGTGAACGAAGTTCATCAATTTGCTTTTGCAAAGCTGTTTGCTGTTGCTGAGAGTGTCTGCGAAGATCACCGTAACGCTTCTTAAAGCTTTTCTCTTCTCCGCTTAAGTTACTATCATCACCACTGTCTTGTTGATCTTGTGATGGATTGTTCTTATCTTCAGCCAATCGTTTCAATTCTGCTTCTTCTTGTTCAATCCGATCTTTGTTAGCATTACGCTTACCAAATGGAGAGAACGCCTGAGCCTGTTGGTTCGGATTAATCACTGCTTCTGTCATAACATACCTTTTAAGTTGGGGCTAACTGTAGCTGTCAATACAGGGAGATAGGTAGCCAAAAACGGTGGGAAATTGTGGATACTCGCCAGCCCACCTCTGGCTTGAGTATGCTAATTATATATTATTTCTTACGTCTGCGTACCAGTCCACCTTTAGCCATTTCAGGGGGTGGCTCCACAGGAGGGGCCTCAGCTGGCGCAGCAGCAGGAGCAGTTGGTTCAGCAGCAGGTGCGGCTGGTTCCGTAGCAGGGGCAGCTGCTTCATCTAGTGATTTAGATAGCATGCTTGATTCCGTATCACCTGTTAACTTGTAATCTAAAGCATCTGAAAAATCTGAAAGCTCTTGATCAATCTTGTAGGTAGGAACTTCAGCTTGAGTGGTTTTAGCACTTACTTCTTTATTCTTTCTTTCCATGCCAAATCTAGCAACTTCATCAAAGAAAGCTTTATCAAACTTTTTATCAATGTCTTCTTCATCAAACATAGACATGTCTTTAGTATCAATTTTCTTATTAACTGCTTTCTCAGTATTAGTTAAAGAAGAGGAAGCTTTTTGAGTTGCATTTGCTGCTGTTATTTCTTGAGCACCTTCTGGAATAGTAGTTGCAGGTTCTCCATTAAAGAAAGTTACAAACATAGAACTACCATCAGGCTTTCTAAATTGCTTTACTTCAGGAGTAGACTTAGGAGCTGGCATACCACCCACTGCTAAATTATTTTTCTCTCCCTCAAGTTCGCCCATGATGCTATCAATCTCATCCGAGAAGTCATCACCGTGCTCAGCTTCTGGATTTTCTACTTGATCAGCATTTCCCATCTGACCAATCTCTTCCATCTTAGCCAGTCCTTCTTTTGCTCTATCTCTTAGTTGCATCAAGCGATCAAGGCCAATGTATCTAACAACATCAGCAGGAATAACAAACTCGCCTTCACTAAGTTGTGCAGGAATATCATCCCTCACTTCTTTCTGCAAAGATCCCGTAGGTACATCATTACCAGACACAGGATCTACTGTGCCACCCTCATCATTCATGCCGCCTTCAGCAAAGAGTTTTTCTGTGTCATTGTTGTACATTAACTTCATCCTTAAGATAACTTAGTCTGCGTAAAGCAGCAATGGCTCCTTGAGCCTTTCCAATCTCACGCACATCAACAGCTTGTTCTAAATTTTTATGCTGCTGAGCAATCTCAGCATCTAGCATATCTAAGAACGCTTCCCATGTAGCGTTAGTGTTTACAAAGCCTTTAAGCTTGGGGAGGTACGGCTTGAGCATTACCAGCAAATCCTTGTTCACCCGGCACTGGTGCTGCACCAACGCCAATATTTCCACCACCACCACCAGTCATGTCAGCGACTGGAGGAGGACCACCTTCTGGACCACCAACAGGAGGAGCACCCTCTGCAGGTGCAGCAGCTTGTTGCATCAGCAAAGCTTGACGCATAGCTTCTTCCATGTTGTTAGTAACCTTGTCTGGATCTAAGTCCATACTCTTCGCAATCTCACGAATGATATAGGGAAACTTAGCAAACGGCATCAATGAAGGAGAGCTTGCAATTTGCAAGAACTGCATCAAGCGTTGACTTCTCACCTCATTCGCCATCAAGCTCTCTGTACCTCTAGCTGTAACTTCCAAGTCTCCTCTGATTGATCTATCAAAGTCAAATTGCATGTTGAAGCTAAAGAAAGCCTTACCCAACGGAGCTAACAAATAATCATCCACATTCTTGATGATGGTTTTAACACTGCCAGATGCAGCATTCATCAACATAGAAATACCAGAGGCTGTTCTACCAACACCACTCACACCAGTTTGTCCATGTGAAAATGATGGCATGCCTGTAGATTCGTCAGCAAGTTGTCGTGCCTTATCAAACAGTTGTAAGTTCTCAGCAGCTACGTTAGGAAACTTAGTTCCAAACAAGCTTTGACCGGGAGCACCGCCCTGTCGTCTAAACACTTTACCGGGATAGACAGACATGTCCTGTCCGGGAACAAGGTTGGTTTCATCAACCTCAAACACAAGGTTGCCCGACAACACCGCATTGTCCACTGCCATACGCATAAAACCATTCATGAGGGTCTGGGTGTCGTCCATGTTTTCAGCGACACCAATGCCAAATAGAGAGTAGGGGTTTAATTCGCAAGGAGCAGCATAGTACGGAATGTTGGCGGGCTTAAACGGATTTAATACTAAGCGCATAATTTTACCATTGCAAAACCATACGTTAGCTTGGAGTTCTTTAAAGTCTTCAAATTCTTCTGGAATAGTAATGTCGTTTTCTTTAAGCAATTCAATATCAACATTGCCCCAATATTCCAACACTTCAAATCTATCTATACCAAAGTTGGGAGCATAGTCTTTTAAATCATCTTCCCAATATTTTTTAACATAAGTAGAACCTGATTCAATCACTTCTTCAATAACATTGTTTCTAAACAGTGGACGATTCTTCAAAGCTCTAAGTTGTGTAGAGCTAAGCTTGTGACGCTCAATAATGTATTGAGCTTCTTCCATGTTAGTAGCATCAGGATCAGGATAGAAGTTCCAAATAGAAACATGTGATGTCTCTGGTACTGTCTTCATCTGTGGTGTATATGTACCTTCTTCATCCCAGTTTGGATATTCCTTTGTCTTAGCAAATGGGCCTTTCATGATGCCTGTACCAAACAGAGCCATCTCAAAAGCTGTAGAGCGAAGATGCTTGTTAGCACCACTCTCATCCAACTGGTCATGTATTTTCTTTTCCATCTTTTTAGCTGCAACCATTGCAGGATGGAATGTAATGGAGGTAGGAGTTACACCCGGACCTTCTTTAAGATTCTTAGCATCTTTAAGCTGGTCTTTAAATGGACCAAGACGATCCATAAGAGTTGTTAATGTAGCACCGGGAGGCAAATCTTTACCATCACCTTTGTAACCAAAAGGAGAAGCCATCTCAGGTTCAGCTTCTTCTGGAGCTTTAGGATCTATATGTGCTGAATCTACTACACCTTCTGGTAATACAGTGGGATCAACACTAAGAGGAAATTTATTATTAGCAAATAACACATCAGTGATTTGACCATATGCTGCAAGCACCTTAGTCTTTGTCACTTTAATAAACACACGAGACTTTTCTGTCTCTGTAAATTTAACATCTGGTCCATAAAGACCACGATAGTTTCTATAAGCCCTCAGCCAACGCTGTTCGTCTTGTCTACGACTCTCTTCACTCTTGGTGTATCTTTCGTTTAGAAAACTCAAGAGACTATCACCAGCAAATGGTGTAAGTTCACCTTCTTTTTTATCTTCTAAACCAACGGACTTAGCATCCATAAAATTGTTTTGCGCCATAAATACCCTTTAATACCCAAATGTGGGGTCTGCCATCTTCATCCCAGAGCCAGCAGAATTTAATGGATTGTAATCGAACAAACTACTTCTAGGTCTGCTCATCACACCATAACGAATAGCATCATATAAGTGATCTTCAGCTTTAGTATCAATATCCTCTGGGTTTTTCTTGTCCAAAGGTATGATGGGTAGCTGAGCAATCGTATTTACACAGTTGCTTGTTATAACTAGTCTTGGTTGTTCTGTAAAGGGGTCAAGCTGTAGTCTTCTATGCAGCTCATTCTTACCAGACACCCTACTTCCAGCACTTCTATCCGCTGGCCTCCACCTACAACCCTCTGCAATCATCTGTTCTGCCAGTGATGGACCTGTATCACCACGCTTATGCCAACAACTACTGTCCAATACACCATATCTCATAGGACCATCGTTCTCTTCAGCCCTCATTACTAAGTGAGCGAGGTCTTTGGCAAGTACTTTGCTAACATATAGCTCACGATAGATGACCAATTGTTCACTTGGAGACACAGCAAACCACACCACAGCACTATAACTTCCGTATCCATAGTCACAAGCCCTAAATTTAGTCCAATTACTTGGGATGTGGAACGG